CTAGATCTGAAGTCGCTGTTTGAAGAACGCAGGATGCTGCAAACAGAAGTGCAGCGTTCAACGGGTTCAGGTGTTTTTAGCCTCGCAAAGATGGGGCGAAGACGATGAATCTCCTAGACAAGATCGTTGGGTACTTTTCTCCTCATGCAGGTCTAAAACGTGCTCAGGCTCGTCAACTGTTGAAGCGATCCTACCAAGGTGCAGAAGCTAATCGGCTCACTAACAATAAAAAGCCACGCAACCAGTCTGCCGATCAAGAAATGATGGGTCCGTACGGTGCGGATGCGTTACGTGCTTGGGGTCGTGCGTTGGTTCGAGATAATGCATATGCTTGGAATGTGGTCGATACCATCGTATCGAACGTGGTTGGCGATGGCATCACAGCCCAATCGACTTACGAAACTCCAGATGGTGAAGACGTTGAAGACGTAAACGACATCAGAGACAAGACGTTTGCGGAATGGTGCGAAGTCGCAGACATCAACGGCGAGCTGACGTTTGCCGAAATCCAGATTCTTGCAAAGCGGGAAATGGTCGAAGCTGGCGAAGTCCTGATTCGTAAGATATCTACACCGAACAAAACCTACAAAGGAATTACTCGCCCAGTTCCGTTTGCCTTGGAATTGATTGAAGCGGACCGTATCTCGATGGAACGCGATACTTTCGCGACTCGAATCAATAAAGAAAACGGCAACCGAGTTATCCGAGGCATCGAGTTAGACGACAAAGGAAAGCCAGTCGCATACTGGATCTACCCAGAACATCCGAACAGCCCGTACACGGTTCAGAACCAAGTACCTGAACGCATTAACGCTTCCGAAATCATTCATCTTTATCGCAAAGATCGAGTTGGACAGACTAGGGGCGTTACCTGGTTTGCTCCAGTTATGTCTTGGATGAGAGACCTTGGCGTCTACGTTGACAACGAAATACAAGCGTCGGCGGTAGCGTCTTGCTTTGGCGTTGCGATTAAATCCGACATGCCTATCGGTAGTCTAATGCCACCGAACGGTGAGGACACAACGGACACCAGCGGTAACAGTTTGGAGTATCTAGAGCCTGCGATGGTTGTGAGATTGCGTCCAGGTGAGTCGGTTGAGTCGATCAATCCAGGTCGGCCAAACTCAGCATCCGAACCTTGGATCAATCTAATGATTCGCGGAATCTGTGCTGGAACCGGCACGAACTACGAAGCGATTGCAAAAGACTTCTCAAAGACTTCCTACAGTTCCTCGCGTTCTTCCAAGCTAGAAGATCGACCAAGATACAAACGCGGCCAGAACTTTATTGTTCATCATCTCTGCCTGCCTGTTTGGGACGAGTTCTGTAACGCAGCCGCACGGGCTGGACTGGAAAGCTTCCCAACGTCAACTGAACTTCTGGAAGATCGTCGCAAAGTCGCCCCCGTTGAATGGCAGCTACCAGAGCAAGAGTGGGTCGATCCGATGAGCGAACAGCAAGCGGCTGAGCTATCGCTGAAATCTTATACCGATACCGCACAAAACGTTCTTGGTGCTCGTGGACTCTCTTACCGTGCTGTGTACTACCAAGCAGCAAAAGAACGCAAGCTGCGATTGAAACTCGGCTTGCTGACTCCGGAAGAGCAGACCACGCAGATGATGGCTGCACAGACTGGAGCGGCAGGTCCAGCAGATGAGGCGGCGGACATTGCGATTGAAGCAGAAGGCGGAACTGGCGAATGGATGGGGCTCAGTCGTCTTCAATGGAATCGCAATCGCAAAGCCTTGATGGACGTTCTTAACGGACTCGCAGACGGTTCGATGAGCAAGCCTCTCGCCGAAGCTCAATTGGCAATGATCGGACTCGCACAAAAGAACATTGACGCAATTATCGCAGACGCATCCGATGGCGTTGTTGATAATCCTTTGCCAGCCGAGGAGGTCGCAGCCAGTGTCTAAGAAAGGCAAGCTACCACCAATCAAGTCTAACGCACTTGCGATGCGTTCGGTGTCTGTTCAATCTGCAACAGCGGACGCAACAAAGCGTTCTGTTAGCGTTGTCACGGCAACCGAGAATCCAATCGATCGATGGGACGAGTCGCGACAAATGGTAGTCGCTGAAGTTCTAGAGATGGACGGAATGACGCTGCGATCTGGTGCAACTCAGATACCGATCGTCGATAGCCACGACACAACTACCGTTCGCAATGTACTCGGCAGTCTCCGCAATTTAACCATCACTGGAGACGAGTTCGGTGGTACAGCTTATTTCGCAAGCGACGAGGACAGCCAAACCGCATACGGCAAGCTACTCGAAGGCCACATCACAGACTTCTCAATTACCGCACAACCTGACGAGGTTCTAGAGCTTCGTTCTGGTCAATCTTACACGACATCACGAGGGACTGAGGTTATCGGGCCTGCGAATGTCATCACGAAATGGACCGCACTCGATGCGAGCCTAGTGGCTACTGGGGCCGATTCACGATCGACAGTGCGTCGGTCTTACACCGATTTGAAGCAAAGGAAAAGAACGATGGACCCTGCGTTGTTGGAGCAATTGAAAGCAATGGGACTTCCTGAAGGCATGGAAGATCCGAATCAGGTTCTAGCTTGGGTTGTTGGCAAACTTGGAAAGCCAGCCGAAGAAATTGAATCGATGGTTGAGGAAGACAAACCAGTAGAACCAGTCGTCGAGCAGATGGAAGGCGAGCCCAAAGAAGAGGTCAAGCCAGTTATCGAACAGATGAACGAAGAGGAAAAGAAACCAATCGAAGCATCCGCTCGGTCGGTTACCGAAGGACAAATCAAACGAGCTTTGGCAGACGACCAAAAGCGACGAAGTGAAATTCAAGCAACGTGCAAACTTGCGAAAGTAGAACGCGCTTTCGCTGACGAATTGTGCGACGCAGGCGTTAGCGTCGAGGAAGCCAAACAAAGGATCATCCGAAAAATGGCAACAGAACCGTTGGGACGTTCGGCAGAGGGTGATTCGATTCGCGTCACTCGTTCCGCCGATGACAAGTATTTTGAGGCAGCTCGCGACGGATTGTTGATGCGTGCACAAACAGCATCGCGAGTAAAGCGAACTCTGCACACAGGCAAAGCAGTTGATGGAGCTGAAGACTTCAGCCGTATGAGCTTGCTTCGCATGGCAGAAAACTTCATGCGTCGTGCTGGTGTCAATACCGATCGAGTTAGCTCACCGGAAATTGCACGGGCAGCTATTGGTGATCCAAAGGCACTTGCCCGAATGAACATCCAGCGAAGCGATCCAGCGTATCACACGACTGGGACGTTTGCGAACCTGATGCTTGATGCAGCGAACAAGACGCTGTTGGCAGGCTACGAAGAGGCTCCATACACTTGGAATCTCTGGGCTCGACAAGCTGGTTCAGTTGATGATTTCAAAGCCATCAACCGTATTCGGTTCAGCGAGTCACCAGACTTAGAGCACGTTCCAGAAAACAGTCCATATCCTGAAGGTGTCATGACTGATTCTCGAGAATCGTACAAGGTTGAAAAGTTTGGTAAGACTTTCTCCGTGACATGGGAAACGGTTGTCAACGACGACTTGGACGCAATCAGCCGCATTCCTGCAATGCACGGAAACGCAGCACGCCGCATCCAAAACAAAAAGGTGTACGAAGTCCTAACCAGTAACCCGACGATGGGCGACGGGTTCAGCTTGTTTTCGTCTTCTCACGTTTCTGGTGACAACACGCAGGGTGCAGGTGCTCCAGCGGTTGGAACTCTCAACACGGCTTTCGTGAAGATGATGTTGCAAAAAGGACTCAACAGCCAAACGGTTCTGAGTGTCGTTCCACGATACCTAATCGTCCCTGTTGCGTTGTCAGCAACTGCTTTGGAACTGTTTAGCTCGTTGAGCTATAACGCAGCCAACAACAACGAAGGTGTCAGAAACATCTACGGTCCTGGTGGCGAACGTTCCTTGACTCCAATTATCGAACCAGTTCTTGACGGTTCGAGTTCTGCCGCATGGTACTTGGCCGCAGATCCTGGTCAGATCGATACGGTCGAATTGTCCTTCCTGTCCGGTGAAGAGTCTCCAGTTTTGGAGAACGAATGGGACTTCGACAAAGACTGCTACAAGTACAAGATTCGTCAAACGTTCGGCGTTAAAGCGATCGATTGGCGTGGTTTATTGCGAGCGGGCGTCTAGTCGCTGGCTTGATCTAAAACAGTTTGCCGGTTCTGTCAAAACCGGCTTTTTTGCAGTACGCAACGTAGCGGAATGCGATGACCGTTGTTTCAAAATGAAAGACCTATCAAATGGCTGGTATTCAAGATTTTCAGTCTTACGAAGACGACTTCCACGGCACATCCGCGACGTTTCCAACGTCGGCAGATCCCGCGACTCCATGGCTCGTAGTTGACGCATCAGCGGCTGGTACTCCGACGTACACTCGCGGCACTAACGTTGCCACGCTAACGCTTGCGGCAACGAGCGAAGTTGAAAACATTTGCTTGGCTCACGGTGACGCTTTGGCATTCGATATCGACGACTTGCTAAACATCGAAATGCGAGTTCGGCTAGGTGTCACGATGACCACTGGTACTGAACTCGTTTTTGGTGTTGGTTCAGCACGAGCCGATACGACCGATAGCGTTGCAGCCAATGCATGGTTCAAGATGGTTGGTGCAAACTCGACGACTCTTGTTTATGTCGAATCCGACGACGGAGTTCGTGACAATGACGACATCTCCACAGGTGCAACACTTGGAACAACGTTCAAGAAGTTCTTCATCGACTTCAGCAACAAGCGAGATGTAAAGTTTTACATTGATGGCGTCCGTGTTGCAGCGGCAACAACGTTTGACATGAGCGGTTATAGCTCAGGCTTGCAACCGATCGTTCAGATCCAAAAAGCTGCAAACACTAACGTTAATTCAGTAATTCTTGATTACGTGAAAATCAACGGGCGAAGAAACTAACCCAATGACGCTACACGACGTTATCCAATCCGATGCGAGCTTGGTGTTTTGCAACGTTTCCGACTTTGCGGAGACAGCAACCTACATCACTCGCGACGGCTTGCGGCGTTGTGTAGACGTTGTTGTTGAACGGCAAAATTTACAACTGCCAGGCGAATACGGTGGCAGTGTAACACCAGTTTTTTTAGTGCATGTAGCCAATACGTGCACGCGAGGAATCAGTTCCGAGGAACTGAATCTAGGTGGTGACTCCATCGAGTTAGCTATACGAGTCGGCGAGGAAGTTAGCGAACGTTCGATCGTTCAGCTAATGGACCACGACGAAGGAATGTTGGTGTTAGAGTGCCGCTAGGTCAGTTACCAATCGTCGAGAAGATCGCAGTCGAACTAAAGCGACGGCTTGACTTATTGGCTGATGCATCGAACACGACCTACAACACCAAAGTAAACGAAGTCATCCGGCCTAGTCGGTTGGAGAGCTACACGCCAAAGGATATGCAGATCGTCTTGACGACGGAATCCATCGAGACAGTACCAGAGTTGATGTATCCAGGAAATCCACCAGCCGTGGCTAAACGAATCACTTTCAACATCCATTGCAACGTCATGAACGACGAGAAGGTCATCGAGCCAATCGATACCATCGTTCATATGTTCGCTGCTGATGTGGAACAGATCGTTACTTCCGATTCTTCGACTTGGCACACTTTCGACAACAACGCAGTGGATGCGGAGTTCCTTTCGCATGTTCCACACAGTGCAGCCGGTGGATTCGATGGGGTGAATGTTCCGATTGCGATCATCTACCGCACGGACGAAAACGACCCTTACCAGGTGAGGGCGTGATGCAGATATCCATCGATCAGAGATCAGCGTCTCAGGTTAGAAAGATCCTAACGCAGCTCGGTGCCAACGTCACAAAAGAGCTTGCCGTTGCAGTCAATAAGACCGTGACGCAAGTCAAGACGGCAGCAGCTCGCAAGCTAAAGGAAGTCATACCAGTACCAGTCAAGGTACTGAAGAAAGCCGTCTTCGCAAAAGACAAAGCAACCGCAGCATCTCCACGATCCGGAATCAATCTTTACGGTGGGTACGCAATCCCATTGAAGTATTTCGGTGCGAGAGAAATGAAAAAAGGTGGCGTCTCGTTTCGTCAATCAGGACCAACCAAAGGGCGTGGATCTCTACCGAACGCATTTATACCACGCAGGTACAACGGCAACGTCTACCAGCGAGTTGCAAAGCCACGAGGACCACTGATGCAACAGAAAGGTCCGGCACCTGGAGAGTACGCAAGCGTTGGCGTAACAGCGGCAGCACTAGCAACAGCAAAAGACAAACTCCCAAAACAAATACAAGAACGCATTCGATTTCTCACACTTAAAGCACAAGGCGGCTTGAAATGACACAGTTAAAACGCAAGCGAGTATTGGCCGCGAAGATCGAAGCGACACCAGGCACTGCGGAAACTCTCGCCGGTGCCGATGCTTCCTTCAACGTCTACAACCTGATCGCACAGCAGGAAATCGAGATGGAATCTCGCGAGGCGCAAGGTGGCTTCGGTATGCATCCGTCTTTGGCGGGTGGTCGCAAGGGACGAATCACTTTTTCCGTAGATGGCTCATGGGACGGCACCGCAACGGAACCATCCTGGGCCGATACGTTCCTTCCAGCTTGCGGTTGGGTGAAGTCCGGTCAAGTATTCACGCCAAGGACGGAAGTTCCAGGTGCGAACGTCAAGACGCTGACGATGGCAATCTACCAAGATGGTATGAGAAAAATCCTAGCCGGTTGTGCTGGTACGTTCACCATGAACAACCCGACAGGCCGAACCGCTGTATTTAATTTTGACTTCCAAGGGATCTGGCAGGCACCGACAGACATTACGATCCTTGCACCCACCTACCCAACAGCTTTGGGACTTCGTTACGCCAGCTCCACCACGACATGGGACAGCGTGGCACTGTGCTTGGAGAACATCACGCTCGATTCTGGCAACACCATCACAATCAAAGAATGTGCTGGTAGCGTTTCAGGTTACGACTACGCACTCATTACGAATCGAGTCGTTACGGTCACTGGCAACCCCGAATCGAAGCTAGTTGCTACACAAGATCGTTTCGGTCAGTTGATTGCAAACAGCGAATCCGTTCTCACTTGGAATCTCGACGGACCAACGAACTCCGTGCTCACACTCAGTGCACCGAAAGCCCAGATCATCGACATAAAGGAAGGTGATCGCAACGGGCTCGTTATCGATGACATTACTTGGCAATGCAACAGAAACGGAAGCAACATCGACCAAGAAATCTCCATGACATTCACGGCGGCTACATAATGCCAGCGTTTTTAGAACCAAACCAAGCCTTTCCTGTCGTACTCGACATCGACAAAGACAAGCCGAAAGACGT